GACGATGCGGTCGCGTATCCCTCGGTGCTGATCGGCACGCCGGGGATCGGTGACTGCGGACGCAGCGACCGCAGTGCCGTCCGGTCGAGCTTCGTCGACGCTACCGACACCGGGGCATAAGTGGCATCTGCTGCCGCTTTCGACAGGTACTTCGGATCCCCCACCGCGTCGACCCGCGCGTCGATCGCCTCGCGCGCGACAGCCGGCAGCGCCTTCGTCTCCTCGTCGATGGTGACGATCTTTCTCGCCATGTCAGGCTCCAATCGTGTACAGGCCGGATCCGGCCGGGGATTCGGTCATGCCGGGCGGGATCGCGTACAGCCCCGATCCGGGCGGGTCTTCGGTCAGGCCGGTGAACCCGTACAGCCCGGATCCGGCCGGCGACTCGGTGAGGGTGTAGGTCTCCGGGCCGATCGGCGGGAAGCCGAGGTCGACGAGGAGCCGCTTCCAGCCGGGGCCGCCGAAGAAGTGCCGCACTGAGAACCCGGCGGCGGTGTCGATCATGGCGTTGACGGTGGCCGGCCACGCGAGGGCGCCCTCGCCGTCGGTGATGGTCTGCTCCCCTGTCTCGGCGACCTCCCCGGCGGCGATCAGCCGGCCGATGTAGATCGCGTCGGCGCCGTACCCGGAGCGGGCGAGGGTGAGGAACCGGCCGCGGCGGACCTGCGCGACCGCGGGCTGGTCGAACGAGACCTCGCCGGTGCCCGGCCGCGGCTGGACTCCGGACAGGTCGACCTGCAGGCCCGTCTCGATGTTGTGCCGGTTGGTCTCGAGGCCCTTGAACGACAGGGAGAACACGTCGGCGGTGATGTCCGAGCGCACCGGATTGGAGTAGCCGATCGCACCGATGTCGGACTTCTCCATCTCCCGGGCCCAGACGATCGCGTCCTCCTTGTCGATCAGCCCGTAGTCGAACCACCCCGGCGGAAGCTGCGCGAGGGTGGCGACGTCGCCTGTGGTGATCGACGACATCATCGGTGCGGTCGGGCCCGCACCGAACACGTGCGCCTCCGACGGTTTGATGATCAGCTCACGCTGGTGGCGGGCCAACTCCAGCTCGGCGACTCTCGACGGCATCGCGGCATCCTTCCGGTCAGTCGCACTTCGGTTCGGGATACGGGTTGTCGCGGCGCTGCTGCTCGAGCGCCCCACGCGCGGCGATCAGGTCGCCGCGTTCGCGGTCGTTGACCGCGACGGTCGTCTCGTACCGCTCAAGCAGATCCCGCACCCGGCCGTTGCCGCCGGGCTCGGCGGTGAGCAGCCCCCGGACCAGATCGGTCAGGGCGGCGTCGCGCTGCTCACGCAGCGCATCGTCGCGCTTTTCGAGATCGCGGTCCTCGCTGTTGATCCGGGCGTTCTCCCGCAGCGCACGCTGGAAGTCGGCGTTGCACTCGGCCTGGTGTTGCTGCTGGATCTGCGCGGTGATCACCGAGAACGTCGTCAACAGGGACAGGGTGATCACGACGATGGTGAAGTTGCGCGACGATTTCGGCACGAACGGCACCAGCAGCGACACGCCCCGCAGCCGGTACTGGCGGTACTGGACGACGGTGCCAGCGGCGTAGCTGGCCGCGCCGACCAGCACGTAGCGGATGAGCGTCTCCCACAGTTCAGTCACGGGACTCGGCCTCCCTGTCGGCCTGCGGCCGTTGCGGTGGTGGGGGCGGCGGGTCGGCCTTGGCGGCCTGGTGGTTACGCGCGAGCAACCACATCACCACGGCCGTCATGATCTCGTTGAGCCCGGTCGGGGCGACCCACTCGAACCGGAAGAACTGCGAGACGATCTGCGCGGAAACCGAGGTCCCCCACAGGGCGACGACGATGCCGACGACCACGGACCGGGTCCGCGGCGATGGTCCGTTCGGTTGCGACACGCGCCGTCCCTGCCTTTCCTGCCGGCCCACAGGCCCCTGCGGTCCTCACCTGGCCCCCTCGGGCGGCGGCGGCGCGGCCGCGGCATAGCGGGGGGTGATCTTCAGCCGCGCGATGTAGGAGATCGCGGTCTGGACGATGGTCTTGAGCACCAGCACCCCCAACGTGGCCCACGCGGCGCCGTCGAGGACGTCGACGTCCCCCAGCGCTAGCGCGAGCACCGACAACAGGGCGAAGCCGATGTCGATCGCCAGGCCCTGGACGAACGTGCGCCACGATCGGTTGCGGGCGTCGACGACGGTGAGCTGTTCACCGCGGGCGGTGACCGCGGTGACGTCCGGGACCGGGTCGGGCAGGCCGCGGCCGGTGAGGACGCCGGTGCCGACCTGGCGGGCGTAGTCGCCGAGCTCGCGCCGCACCGCGGCCTGCTGGCGCTCCCACTCCTGCCGGGCCGCGTCGGCGGCCTCGCGGCGCACCAGCTCCCAGAACGGAAGCTCCGCGCGGGTGGTCGATTCGACGTCGTGATCTGCTGACATTCGATGCCTCCTAGGGCTGGCCGACGAACTCGGCGAGGATCGCGTCCCACTCGGAGCCCGGCTGCGCATCGTTGGGTGCCGGGTCGGCCACGAGCGGCCCCAGCTTGTTCGGGGCGGTGAACCGGTACTGCATGGCCCGGTACGGCACGGAGCCGTTCACCCCGTCCCACTGGGAGACGATCATCACGAACTGGCTCTTGGTGCCGTCCACCTTCTCGAACTTGCTGTCGGGGTGGACGTAGCAGCCGTACAGGCTGGGCTGCACGTCGTACCCGAACGGCAGGCCGGCGCCGCGCACGGGCCGGGTGATCGGGGCGGTGTGCCAGTTGACGTTCTCGATGGGCCCGTAGCCGAGCCGGACGAACGAATCGTACGAGCTCGCCCGGAATCCGGAGAGCACGTGGTGCCCCTGGATCCACCGGTAGCCGATCTCGCCGAACTTCTCCCCCGCCGGCATCATGTCGCCCGGCTCGTGGTCGGCCGGGTTCGCCTTCCACACCCAGGCGCCCCCGATCCAGCAGCGGCCCTCCCACTTGGCGGGGTCGAGGATGTCGGCCTCGCGGACGCGCCAGAGCAGCATGTTCTTGTTGCGGGCGAGGCCGCCGGTGGAGAAGGCGTAGACCCAGCCGTCGCGGCCGCGGTCCCAGGTCATCATCACGCGCTGGCCGCGGAATGCGGTGGTGGACCACTTGGTGGTGGAGTTGGTGCCGTTGACCCAGGTTTCGCCGTTGTCGTCGGAGTACCAGATCTCGCACCACAGCTCACCGCCGAGGCCAGCTGTGACCATCACCCAGAGGTACACGCGGCCGCCGATGACGATCGCATCGCACGGCAGCACGGTGGTGAACTCATTGTTGTTATGAACGTAGGGCCACAGCTGGTCACCACCGCGGCACGCCGCGTCGATGACGATCGGCTGCGTCATGTCCCGGGTGGGTGAGGTGACGATCACCGGCGAGCGCCAGTCCGGTCCGCCGGCGGCCTGGGTGGTGCCGCCGAACGTGTCGCCGAAGATGTACCCGACCCGGCCGTTCGGCAGCACGATCGGGATCCCGAGATCGGTGCCGCCGATCGGCCGCGGGATGTTCTGGACTGGATTCAGATCACGGATCTTCGCCATGGTCAGCTGCCGAGGATCTGATTGACGTCGAGCTGCAGGTGCGTCGCGATGGCGCGCAGCAGCAGGTTGTTCTCCCGCGCGAGCGCCGCGGTGCGCAGCACGTGCCCGCGCATGGTCGTCGGGCCGGTGCCGCCGTCCTTGGTCTTGTCGGCGACCTCGCCGTAGGTCATCTCGGCGGCGACCGAGCGCAGCCAGTACCGCATCTTCGGGTCGGAGAACTGGTTCGGCATGTTCTCGTACAGCGTCAGGGTGTCGGCCGAGGTGGCGCCGTTGAGTTCGTTCTGGACGTCCTGTGCAGTAGCCACGGTGGCTCCCTTCGTTGTCGACGGCACCGATGCCGTCGGGGTCTTGGTGGTGGCCGGCGCCGGGGCGGTGCCGGGGTAGTTCGCGTTCTTCAGAAACGGCATCGGGTCCATGCGTCCTGGGCCTGCCGGTTGGCGCGTCCAGCGGTGCACCTCGACGTGCACGTGCGGATCGACGCCGCCGTTGGTCGATCGGTCTCCGTTCACGCGGCCGATGCGCTGGCCTGCGTCGACCTTCTGGCCGCGGCGTACTTCGGGGACGATGTGCCCGTACACCCACAGGTTCGAGCCCTGAGCGTCGTCGGAATCGATGTCGAGATAGTGACCGAAACCCTCTGGATCCCATCCGACGGCGACGACGGTGCCTGCCTGGACGGCGTAGACCGGCTTGTTGGCAGATCCACCCGGCCAGCCGAAATCCACACCGTAATGCGTTGCGCCCCAACGCGGTCCGTATCCACTTGTGACTATGTGCCCGCGGGCCATGGGGAAGTACCTACGCGGCATTGTTCATCTCCCGCCTTTTCGCTGCGTGCCATTCCCTGTCCGTCTTGCGTAGGCAGGTGGCGCAGCGACGTTTTCCATCGCTCAGCGTGCGGACGTTGTCACCCGACATCGGATGCCCCCGCTTGCAGACGATGCGTATTCCGCCGCACCGCCTTCCGTTCCGAATCCGGTCGGCGATGTTCTCGGATCGCGTTCCCCACCGGAGGTTCGAGGCCCGGTTGTTGCCCGGGTCGTCGTCCCAGTGAAGGCCTTCCGTCCCCTCGGGAGCCGGACCGACGAAGGCCTCGAGCACGAGACGGTGCACCAGCACTGTGCGCTGGTCGCCGTCCCGACTCAGCGTCACCTGTCGGTGTCCGCGAGGCATCATCTTCTGCCGCAGAACTCGGCCGCGGTAAAGCACTTCGCGGCCGCAGTTGTGCCAGATCATGCGGTCGACGGATCGAACCCGCCCCTGATCGGATACCTCGTAGTAGCCGACGTATCCGGATACCGGCTTCCACGTCTCCTCCGGCCCGGCCATCACTTCCCCCTTCCGACGAACTCGGCCAGGACCGTGTCCCAGTCCTCGCCGGTGACCGCGGCGCCGACGGCGCCGCCCTGGGACAGGTGCACGGCGCGGTCGAGGAAGATCGGCCACGGGAATTCGGGTCCGGGGTCGGTGTGGCCGCCGCCCCACATGCCGAGGTCACCGTGCCCGCACACGCCTCTCGAGCGGGGCGGGGTGCCGTCGGTGACGCGGCGGATCGGCAGCTCGTTGATCTCGGCGCGCCACGCGACCCACAGGGCGCCGCGCCAGAGCATCAGGTCCTGGTTGCGGCCGTCGGCATCTTTGTCCGGATCGAGCCACTGCGCTGTGGTCCACTCGGCGAAGCTGCCGCCGAAGCACAGGTGCTCGGCCACGGTGTTCGCGTTCGCCGCGGCCCAGGGGGCGTCGACGTACGGCACCATCTGGATGAGCTCCCGCTCGTCTGCCGCGTCGTGGTAGGACACCTGCGACGAGGCCTGTGCGCAGTAGCCGGCGAGGGAGCGGGCGGTGCCGTTGCCCTGCTGGGTGTGGATGACGAGGTAGCGGCAGTCCGTTGCTGCGCCGGGGTATCGGTTCGGTGACCAGATCGGGGCCGCGTTGTGCGGGTCTGCGATCGACACGAGGGTGCCTCCAATCAGGCGACGATGAACGAAAATGCTCCGGTGATGACTTCGGGCTCGGAGTACACGCGCGCCCGGGGGTTCTGCTGCTCGATGTATGGGACGCCGCCCGTTCCGACCTGGTCGAGGTTGCCGATTCCGCCGTCATCGCCGGCCGACTGCATCGGCAGCAGACGGGTGTCATGGCCGGCCGAGGTGACGTACGGGACGACGAAGTTGTTGTAGTCGTTGCGGATCAGGAACTTGAGCATCCAGTTCATCCAGCCGTCGCCGACGTTGGTGTACAGCAGGCCCTCGCCCCACTGGTCGGTGAACACGGCCGACGGCCGGATCCCCGACGGCAGATCGATGTACATGGTGCCGCGACCGAAGTTGCGGGTGCCGGTGCCCGTGCGGATCTCGAACTTGACGTGGCAGGTCTGGGTGGCGGGATCGAGCTGGTACCAGCCGCGGCGCACGCCGCCGGCGCCGAGGGCACACACCCCGTCCTTGTGGGTGCCGAGCACCGGGTCGTACGCGGTCCACGGCAGCGCAGCCGCCGACGTCAGCGACAGCGTGCTGTTGCCCTGGCCATCGTTGGCGGTGACGTTGTATTCGGTGGTGCCGGACTGCAGCACCGCGCCGAGGGGAAGGTCTACGATGCCGATCTGTTCGGTCTGCGCGGCCTGGAACGGTCCGCCGAAGCCGCCCCACACCCGCACGTCGAGGACGTCGGCGGCGGCGATCGTCGACACCGAGGGCCGGACCCGCACGACCGCGAGCGGGAACTCGTAGGTGCCGCCGGCCACGCGGGTCAGTGCCGGTGGGGTGGTCGAACCGACGACGCCCTGTTTGACGAACACCTGCACCGAGGAGTTGTCGCCGGCCCAGGTGAAGCGCAGCCCGACGACGTCGAGTCGGGCCGAGGCACCGGAGTTCGCGGCGACCTGCACGATCTGCGCGGCGGATTCGACGACGAGGACGCCGCAGACCATGGCGGTGCCGGCGGCGAGCTGCACCGACCGCACCCCCGTGGAGGTCGGTTTGAACGCGGAGGCGGTGTCGACCAGTGCCTTCGCTCCGGCGAGCGCGAAGCGGGTGGCTTCCTGCACTTCGGTGACGGTGCCCTTGAACCCGGCGATGCTGGCTACCACGAGTGTGTCTCCCTCAGATGAGATATGAGCCGTCGACGGTGACGAGTTCCGGGCGGCCGTTCATCACCCGGATGCGCACGTCGTTCGTATTGGCGACCACGTGTATTTGCCCGCGGTCGGATCCGCTGCGCAGCAGCATCTTTCCGTGCACCGACGGCCAGGACGGGTACATGACGGTCGCGTCGGCCCACTGGTCTGTCAGTTGGGCGCCGACCTTGACGGGCAGGTCCATGGTGTAGGGCACGCCGTCCGGGTTGGTCCAGCCGCCGATCGTGCCGTACAGCCCGAGCCGCACCTTGAATCGGCACATCCCGTTGGCGATGCGGTAGCGGCCGTCCTTCCAGAACGTCGTCGCGGTGATCAGCTGGCCGCTGCTGTTGCGCAGGTTCGGCACGAACGCCTTCCACGCGGTGGTCTGCGGGTCGACGACGGTGTAGCCGATGGTGGCCGCGGCGGTGTTCTGCGTGACCACCTGGTACAGCGAGGTGCCGACGAGGATCTCGGCGCCGAGCGGGATGTCGACGCGGGCGAGGTTGGTGGCCTGGTTCGCCCGGTACGGTCCGCCGACGCCGCCCCACACGCGGGTGTCGTACACGTCCCCGGCCGCGATCGTGGTGACGCCGGAGCGCACGTAGACCAGGGCGAGGACCATCTCGTACACCACGCCCTGGGTGCGGGTCGGGGCCGGGGACGACGGGGACGCCGCAGCGGTGCCCTGCTTGGAGAATGTCGTCACCGACGGCGTGGCGCCCCAGGTGAAGCGCAGCCCGACGATGTCGAACCGCGGCTGCCCGGAGGTGTTGGCCGGCAGCACGACGTCCTGGGTGACGGTCTCGGAGTAGCGCACCCCGGCGGCCATCGCGGCGCCGGCGGCGAGGCGGATGGTGCGGGTGCCGGTCGACGACGGTGCAAGGTCCGACGGGCCGGCTACCACCGGCGGGGCGAGCATCGTGAACCGGCGGGCCTCGCCCGCTTCGTCCACTACCCCCTTGAACCCGGTCAGCGTCTGGGCCACAACGGTTACCTCCTGGCGTTCTGGTTGCGGATCTCGGCAGCCAGGCGGGCGATGGCGTCGACGACCGCGGTGGGCCGGCCCGGGGCGGCGACGCCGCACTTCGGGGTGTAGGTCACCGGCGAACCGGCCTCGTCGCGCATCTCCACCTCGGTGATCTGTGCGCGGAACAGCTGCCCGGCGATGCGGGCGTAGGCAAAGTCCCCGTTGGCCCAGTCCTGCCCCATCCACCACGGGTTGCCGTCGACGACGGTGAAGTTCACCGACAGTCCGCCGGCGGCCGCGGCGAGCTCGGCGCGTCCAGCCTCGAGCGGATCGACGTTCTCGTCGTTGGCTTCGACGAAGATCTCCGGCAGCCCGAAGTTCGACGAATCCGCGCGGGCGTCGGTGTCGATCACCTCGTAGAACGGGCGGGCGGTTCCTTCGCCTTTGCCGCCGATGTACGCCCGGTACGCCTTGCGTTCGGTGGAGGACACCGAGAACTGCTCGAGGTGCTCCTGCTGCCACAGCAGCCGGCCGGTGTCACGGCCGGCGACGACGTCGATCATCACCGTGCCCGGCTCCGGGGCGACGTGCACCGCCGCGGGCAGCGGGTCACCGGTGCGGTAGGTGCGGGCGGTGATCGTGTACCCGTACTTACGCAGCACATCGTCGGTAAGCGACTTGACGGTGACCATCCGCGCGGACAGCTTGATGATCGGGGACTGGTCCTCCACCGCCGACGGCACCACCATCACCGGGACCTGCAGGCGCCCGGCGGCGTCGGCGATGTAGCCCTTGATCACCGACTCGAGCGGTCCCTCGCGGACATCGGACTCGCGGTCCTGCAGGCTGGGCCCGACGTCGGCGTTGGCGACCGCGAGCATCGAGTCGAGCCAGATCCGGTCGTTGACGATGGTGAGCTCGAGGACCGGGCCGTCCCCGTCATCGACGTACTCACCGGAGATCCGTCCCGTCCACGGCTCCGGCGCCGGGGTGTAGACGGAGATGAACAGCGGCTCCTCATGCACCTTCAGGGCCGCAGTGAGCAGCTCCGGGTCCGGGGTGCCGGGGATGGCGATGGTGCCCGAGCCGATGTCCTCCCACTTCCAGCTCACCGTCGCCGACTCGTGCTCGGTGATGGACGTGAGCAGCTCGCGGTGCCGGTTGTAGACCAGGTACCGCGCGTCCCGTCCGGCCATCAGTAGGCCGCCAGGTAGAACGTCGGGAGTTCGAGCCGGATGTTCGCGCCCGGTCCGCCGCCGATGATCTGCGCGGTGGCCACGACGTCGTCCCCCGGCTTGACCGGCGCGAAGTCATACAGGCCGCCGATGCGGTCCCACGCGCGGTTGCCGCCGCCGTCGACCACCTCGGAGTGCGAGGGGTCGGTGACGATCACCAGGCGCTCACCGGCGGCGAGGCCGGAGACGTAGGTGATGTGCTCACCGACGCCGACGACGGCCTGCCCGGGCCCGTCGATCGTCCACGTCGGCCAGACCTCCACCTGCCCGGGGTTGGTGAGCACCGCGTTGCCGATCGCGTTGCCGCCGGTGATGTAGAAGTCCGGGGCCGCGTTGGTGGGTCCGTAGTAGTTGTCCGGCGTCGCCGAGCCGGTGAACGGGAAGTCGAACACGACGTCCTTGCCGCGCCAGAACGGGGATTCGGCGGCGAGGGTGATCTCGTACTCGGCCGTGCCGCGCACGTCGGGCATCGTGTCGACGTCCCCGTCGTCGAGCTCGACGAGGCGGCCGGAGAAGCTGCGGGACTCCCCCAGCGCCTCCACCTCCAGGGTGCCCGGGTACAGCGGGGAGAACGAGTCCCGGAACGACCGGTCCAGGTACAGGAACTCGTCGCCGCGGCGGAAGTTCCCGGCCGGCCGGGACACCCAGGTGTCGCCGACGACCACCGTCATCGTGCAGTCCCCCGCGTCCCAGTCGATTCCCTCGAACCGCACCCCGTGCCGGCGGGCGGTCTTGTGGGTGAGCTGGGTGAACTTCGGCAGCAGGATCGACTTCAGTCCCTTCGGCAGGATCGCGCCCTCGGTGCCGGACATCAGGTTCCACTCGGTGCCCAGGTGCGAGGCCCACCGCACCTGGACCCGGCTGTGCAGGGCGCTCATCCCAGACCTGCCTCGACCATGGCCCGCTTCGTCTCCCGGCGCACAGAGCGGGCGGTCGCCTTGTCGTCGACGACGTGCTGCTGCTCGATGTACTGGCCGTAGATCTGCGCGCCCGACAGGTCCACGCTCACCAGCGCGTTGCGGTCGGACGCGGTGAGCACGTCGTCGACCGACAGGCTGGTGAGCCGATCGAGGATCGGGATCAGCTTCTCGTCGAAGCTGCGGGTCATGTCCGGATCCAGGACCCGCTCGGGGCGGATGATGTCCTTCATCATGATCCCGCGGCCGCGGGCGATACCTCCGTCGTCGTACCAGTGGTTGGCCTCCCAGAACGACCTGGCGCCGAGCGGGTCGCCGTACCGGTCGGAGATGTACCGCGCCCCGGCCTGGCCCTGGATGAGCGGGTTCGGGTTCTCGTCCGGCAGGTACTGGTCCTTCGTCGACCCCAGGAACTGGAACAGACCGAACGCGCCGGACGATGGGTTGCGCGCCAGCGGATTCCATGACGACTCGCGGGAGACGATGTAGTCCACCGCGTCCCACTGGGCTCCGGTGTCCCACCCGTACGGCGCGAACGCCTGCCTCACCTGGTCGACCACCGGACCGGAGCCGGGGACGGACGAGCCTTCCACCGCGTCGGACCGATTCAGGATCCAGTCGCGGACGCCGTTTCGGAACTTGTCGAATGCCAGCTTCGGCAGCCGGCCGATCTGTCCCCCGCCGAACTCCGGGATGGCTCGGCCGATCGGATCCATGACCCCGTCGAACAGGCCCGCCACGAGGCGACGCAGGAACCCGGCTCCTCCGCCTCGACTGCCGCCCTCGGCGGACACGAGCCGCCCGTCCGAGGTGACCATCTGGGACATGGCCCAGTGCACGTGATCGGAGTGCCCACCGATCGCACCGGTCGGGCGGCCCTCGTCGATGTTCGGCCCCGGATCCCAGAACAGCTCCAGGGAGTTCGGGTAGGTGGCGGCGATCCAGCTGGCGATCTGCTGCATGGGCCCACCCAGGTCGATGGCCTGCCCGGCCATGTGGAAGTCGTAGCCGGACCCCACGTCCTGGTACCTGGTCCCGGAGGTGAGGACAGCGCCGGGGAACGCGGTGCGCACCGCATCCCACATCGACCGCTGGATCTCCGTGGTCAGCTCCGCACCGCCCTGGACACGACCGCCGCCGGCGTAGTGGAAGTAGTCGGACTCCCCCATCCGGCGGGGCCGCCGGTTGAGCCGATCGAGCGTGTCGTACCCGATCGCCCGGGCCGCCTCGGTGCGCACCACGTACTCGCCGTTGGACAGCATCGCCGGCACCTTGTCGTCTGCCGGCCCGCCGGGCCCGCGGACCCGGCCGCCGACCGCGTAGTGGCCGAGCTCCCCGAGATCGGCCTCCTGCAACGGCTCGATATCGAGCCAGCCGGCGACCTTGTTCCAGGCGGCGACGATGCCCTTGTTGTAGACGGTCTCGACGATGAACCGCACCGGCTTCGCCGCAATCGCCTTGATCCGGTCCCACACCCGACCGATCCAGTCCACCACGGACTCGAAGGCCCGACCGACCAGATCGAGGGCGCCTTTGAGGGTGTCCCAGATCGGGATCAGGACGTTGTCGACGACCCACTTGATGCCGGCGCCGAGGGCGTCCCAGGCGGGTTTGATGACCGAGTTCCAGATCCAGGTGAAGAAGTTGCCGACGGCCTGCAACGCGGCCGTGAGGGCGTCCCAGGCGGGCCGGATGATGGTGTCCCACACCCAGGCGATGCCGGCGCCGAGGGCGTCCCACGCCGGCTTGATCAGGGTGTTCCACACCCAGACGAAGAAGTTGCCGATCGCGGTCAGGGCCGCGGTGAGGGCGTCCCAGGCGGGGCGGATGATGTTCTCCCACACCCAGGAGATCCCGAACGCGAGAGCATCCCACGCGGGTTTGATCAGGGTGTTCCACACCCAGCCGAAGAACGCCCCGACCTGCCCGAACACCCACATGATGGCGTCGAACACCGGCCGCAGGACGGTGTTCCACGCCCACTGGGCGACGGCGACGATCGCGTCCCACACGACGCCGAAGATCATGCCGAGCAGCACGAACGCGGCCAGGACGATGCCGACGGCGTACTTGATGGCGGTGAACACCGGGGACAGGACGTTGTCCCACACCCACTGCAGGATCTGCCCGATCATCGCGAACCCGGCCTGGATGCCCTCCCACGCCGGTTTGATGACGTTCTCCCACGCCCACTTCACCGCGCCGGAGATGGCGGCCCAGATCGTCTCCCACAGCCGGCGGCCGGTCTCGGTCTTGGTGAAGAACCACACCAGCCCGGCCACCAGCGCCGCGATCGCGACGAGGATCAGCCCGATCGGGTTCGCGTTCAATGCGGCGTTCCACAGCCACTGGGCGGCGGTGGCGGCCTTGACGGCGATCGCCTTGACCTTCATCGCCCCGGCATGCAGCTTCTCGGCCACCAGCGCGCGGGTGGCGGCGAGGGTGGAGAGGTTCTCGGCGGCGGCCTTGCCGCGGATCGCGCCGGCGGCGGCGGCCATCTTCCCCGACAGGGTGGACTGGGCCTGGGCGATGCCGTAGGTGGCGTCGGTGTAGGTCTGGTACAGCTCCTTGCCGGTGTCGATGACCCCGGTGACCTCCCCGACCGCGCCCTTGATCGATTCGAGCCCGGAGATCGCGGTGTCGAACACCGTTCCGACGGCGTGGAAGCCGAGATAGCCGCCGATCAGGGTGTTGACCGCGCCCTGATTCTCCGACATGAGCCCCGCGAGGGTGCCGAGAGCGGGGATGAGGACGGTTTCGATGGCCGGGGCGAGGGCCTCGAGGGTGCGGACCAGCAGCTCCCAGGTGGTCAATCCCGCCGAGCCCATCGCGGTGCCGAGGCTGGTGACGATCTCCTTGACCGCCGGGGCGGCGGCGATCGCCGCGTCGCGCAGTTTGCCGAACACGTCCGACAGGCGCGGGCCGTACTCGTCGACGAACTGACCGACCTTGTCCCGGAACGAGAGCAGCTGGGCGACGATCGGCGAGTCCTCCTCGAGACCGAGCGCGGCCCCGAGGGCGCCGTCGTAGTTGCCGGACACCAGCAGCTCGAACGCGAACCGGATACTGTCGGAGACCTTCTGCGCCCAGGGCCCGACCCGGTTGGTCATCTCGTCGAGCTTGCCGGTGATCGTGCCGAGCACCCCGGTGGCCTGGTCGAAGAACGGCCCGATCAGGGCGGCCCCGAACCGGCCGAGGGCGGCCTTGGCGTTGTCGAAGGCGCCGCTGACCGTGGAGCCGGAGGCGAGGGCGGCGCCGCCGATGTTCTGCTCGATCACCTTCTGGAAGGTGGCCGCGTCGACCTGCCCCTTGGTGACCATGTCCCGCAGGGCATCGCCGGTGACGCCGTACTCCTTCTGCAGCCAGGTGAAGATCGGGATGCCGCGGTCGGCGAGCTGCTGCAGGTCGTCGGTCATCGCGACGCCGTTGGTCTGGACCTTGTTGAAGATCGAGCCCATCTCGTCGAGCGAGGCCCCGGCGATCGATGCGGCATCGGCGGTGAGCTTCAGATACCGGGTCAGTTCCTTGCCCGGGGCGATGCCGGCCGCGACCGCGGACGCCGCGATGGTCGCGGCGTCGCCGAGCCCGAACGCGGTGCCCTTCACCGACTCGAGCGCCGAGGTCATGATCGTGTCGATCGACGCCGCGTCGTGCCCCAGGCCGCGGAGCTTGCCGCGGGCATCGTCGATCGCGGTGAGCCGACCGATGCCGAGGGTGATCGCGGTCCCGAGGAACCCGGCCGCCGCGCCCCCGGCGGCGACGAGACCGGTCTTGAGGGTGCGGCCGACCCCGGAGGCGATCCGCGACCCGATGCCCGGGCCGGTGTCGTCGGCGCGCCGCAGGATCCGGGAGAAGAACCCGTCCGCTTCCTGCTCGGCCTGCTGCCCGTCGAAGCGGGCCTCCACCCGTGCGACCCGGCTCTGCGCCGACCGCTGCGCATCCGCCGCGGCGCGCTGCGCCGCCTCGGCCCGCTGCAGCTCCTCCGACGCCGCCTGAGAGGCGCGTTTGGCCTTCGCGAGGGACTGCTCGGCCGCGGTGAGCCGGCCGACGTCGGTGACGCCCCGTTCCCGCAGCGACTGCAGCTTCGCCTCGGCAACCTCCGCGGCGCCGGCGGCGTCGGCCTCCCTCCGGCGCAGGGCCTGGACCTTCTGCGACGACGCCTCGACTGTCTTCTGCGCCCGCTCGAGGTCCTTCTTCGCCTTGTCCAGGGCCGACTTGTCCACCGTCGGTTCGATCTTGTGTTCGACCGGGTTGCCCTGGATCTCGCGGCGCACGCGCTGAAAGTAGCCGCGCATCGAGGGCATGACGTCGACGAAGGCGGTACCGCCGGACAGATCAGGCACTGCGGAACCTCCCTCAGTCGTCGGTGGGGTCGGGCAGGGACAGCCGCTTGTAGCGCGAGCCGAGCACCTTCGAGGCGATGTCGTCGTGCTCGACGTAGAGCCGGTACTTGTCGTACCGCTCGCGGGCGGTGAGCGGCCGCGGCAGCGGCCGCGGGGTCTTCGGGCCGCGGCCCTTGAACTTCGGGCTGGCCTGGAACACCGCCGCCTCGATCCGGCGCAGCGTCTCGAGGATCGCGGTGTCGGTGTCCCGGTCGCGGGTCCACCCGACCAGCGACGGCCGTCCTACCCCCGCCGGTTTGCCGTGCTCGGCCTCCCACTTGGCGTGCCGCTCGGCCAGCTCGAGATCCGCGGCGAGCGCCGCGGTGTAGTAGCCGCCCTCAATGGGACGTTCGAGGAACCGAAACAGCTTGTCCCACGGCGTTTTCTCGTGCTCGCGCACCCAGTCGTACAGATTCAGGTGCCGGTCGATCAGGTCCCGTTCGATCGCCTCGCCGTACAGATCGAGGGTCTCGACCAGCCGCAGGAACCCCCCGAGCGGGGGGACCAGCAACCCGAAATGGGCGCGGATCTCGTCGATCCGCTCCACCAGCTCGGACACCGGTCGGTCCTCGTACACGTCGAGGATGTCGTCGGCGAGGTCCTCCCCGACCAGCGCGTCGAGCAGCTCGGTGGGGGTGACGGCGGTGTCGAGGGCGCACGCCCCGTCCGCGGTCGGGACCTCGACCACGATCGTGCGGCCGTCGAGGTCGAGGAAGAACGGACCCGCCGCCTCGGCGAGCAGCTGCTCGAAGAAGCTCTCGGCGTCCCCGTCGGGCGGGTCCGTCTTCACGCCGGTCACGGGTCAGCGGCGACGACGGCGACGCTCGAACCGGTTCGCGGCCTGACGCTCCTCGAAGCGCCGCGCGTCGAGACCGAAGTACTCGAACACATCACGCTGCCAGTCGATGAACTCGTCCCACGACAGCGCCTCGATGAACGGCTCGGCGGTCTCGTACTGGTCGAGCAGCAGCAGCCGCAGCCCCTGCCGCAGCGAGGTGCGGTCGGACTGCAGCTCGAGCATCGTGCCGGTGTCCGGCTCCTGGATCACGAACTCGGGGCTGTCGCCGAGCACGAACCGGTACGGCTCCTTCGCCGGGCTCTGACCGCCGAACCGCTTGACGGCGCCGGACGCGCCGCGGCCGATCTCGATGGGTGCTTCGCTCATGCCTGGGACTCCTCAGAGGTGGTGGGGGCGGATGGGGTGGCGGCGCGGGCACGCCGGGGCTTGGGCGGGGCCGGCTCGGCCGCATCCACCGGCGCCGCGGCCGGATCGGCGGGAGGCACGTCGTCGACGACGGACTCCGCCGCGGCCGGCGCAGCGGACTGCCCGGCCTCGTCCGCCGCCGGTGCGGCGACCGGCTGGGAGGCCGGCGCGAGGTCCTGCGGGGCCGGGGCGACCGGCTCCCCGCCGACAGCCTGGTCCTGCTCGGGATTGGCGACGCGGTACCGGCGGGCGAGCAGCTCGCCCTCCTCGGCGCGGGTGGACGGGGTGAACCGCCGCCCGTCCGGGGAGACCAGCTCGCGTGGCGTCCAACCGTCCGGGTCGAAGGTGCGCATGGTGCCCATGGGTTTCTTGCTCCGTTTCTCGCGCGGACGCGCGCGGTAAGGGGACGGCACGAAGGTCTACGAGATGGTGACCGTGCCGGACGGGGTCAGCGAGGCACCGGACCCGGTGAGGGTGCCGACCTTGGCGACGTCGATCTTCACCGTGTAGGGGCCGCCCGCGGTGCCGGTGACGGTGACGTCCCCGGCGTCGAGGGTTGAGAGCGCCTCGAGCGCGGCCTGCACCGCGGCGGCCGTCGCATTGAACGCGATGGGATCGGTGGTCTGCCCCCCGAACGACAGCGTGAAGGTTCCGCCGGTGGGGTTGCCGCCGATGGTGACGACGTAGGTGGCCTTCGGATCGAACCCGGCCTCCTCGAGCAGGTTCTTCCAACCCGGCCCACCGAAGTGGTGCCGCACCGACACCCCGTAGAGCGTGTCGACCATGGCGTTGACCGTGAACGGCCAGCCGAGGTAGCCCTCACCGTCGGTGATGGTCTGCTCCCCGGTCTCGGCGACCTCACCGGCGAGGAACTGCCGGCCGAAGTGGATCGTGTCCACCCCCGAGCCGACATCGGCGAGCAGCATGTACCGCTGGCGCCGTATCAACGCGACCGCCGGCTGATCGAACGACACCTCCCCGGTCACCGGATCCGGGGTCACCCCGGACAGGTCGACACCGAGGTTCGTCTCGATGTTGAACCGGTTCGTCTCCAGGCCCTTGAACGCCATGCCGAAGATGTCGCTGGTGATGTCCGAACGCACCGGGTTCGAGTAGCCGATCGCATTGATGTCGGCCTTCTCCATCTCCCGGGACAGGTTGACGGCGTCTTCCTTGTCGAGCAACCCGAAGTCGTAGTACCCGACCGGGAGTTCGGCGAGCTGACTGCTCGGCCCTTCGGTGATGTTCAGCACCACCGGGGTGGTCATCGGCGCGCCGAACACGTGCGCGGCGCGGGGCTTGAGGATCAGCTCGCGCTGATGCCGCGCGATCTCGAGCTGGGCGACCTTGCTGGGCATGAATGCCTCCTTCGTCGTGGAAACAAAAGAGCCCACGACGACTCGCGGGCTGACTGTGACGTATTCGGTTGTGAGAGACGAAACTTCAGATCGGCCGGGGTGGCATCAACCCCAGCAGGTACCAGGAGACGACCCGGTCCCGATCGGGGTTGTCGTAGGGCACACCCTCCGGCGGGGTGTCGGTGCGACAGAAATCGATGGTCACCTTCTGCCCGTCCACGACGAATGCCTCACCACCGAGGGTGAGCATCCGCCGGCGCACCCACTCGGCGAGCTGCTGCGCCTCGTTGCGGGTCGGGGCGTAGCAGGAGATCTCCACCCGCGGGTAGTCGGTGATCCCGTCGTCGGTGCCCCCGACCCGGTTGATCCGGATCCCGACGTCGATGTCGTCGTCGGGGGTGACGGTGTCCGTCTCGGCCAGATCGGCCAGCGCGACCATCAGCACGACCTCGATATCCGCGAACAGCGGCGGCTCGGCGACGACCATCTACCCGCGCCGCCGTCCACCGCGCCCCGCGGCACCTATCGCCGACTGCAGCCGGTTCACCCCCCGCGAGCGGCGAGTACCGAACTCCGCGGCGAGGGGGTTGCGGATCTGCGGAGACGGCGGCACCGCAATCCGGTAGCCGGGCCGGCCGTCCCAGCCGCGCGCCGGCAGCACCTTCGCGGTCCGGCCGAACGAGCCGCCCATCGCCGCGCGGCCCTTCTCCGCCTGCCGGCGCACCGCGGACTGCACCGTGCGCGAGGCCATGATCCGGCGGGCGTCCCGCGAGGACCACCGGAACCTGCCCTGTGCCATCGCTACCCCCTCCACTCGGTGAGGAACCCGCCGACATACACGGCGGTCCCCTCGTCGTCGTAGTGCGTCTGCAACTCCCCGTCGACATGCAACCGGCGCGGCCGGCCGGCGTCGTCGACGATCCCGTCGACGGTGACGACACTCGTGGTGCGCTCCGGGAACCCCGGCGGGGCGAAGAGCTTCCACCGCGACTCGGTGGCCTGCCCGTCCTCCCGCCGCTCCTCGGACGCCGCCGGCTGCACCGCACACCCCGGATACGGCACCGGGGCGCCGTCGACGAAATCGCCGTGCTTGACCTTGATCCGCGGGGTCAGCAGCACGGTCTGATTGCCGAGGTCGTCGACCATCAGTAGTCCCCGACCTTGAACGACCACGCCGGCCCGGCCCGGAACGGAATGCCGAGCAGCTCCTTGTGGAAGTCGGTGAACACCAGGAACTGCCCCGGATTGGCGAGGGTGACGCTGCGGGTAACCTCCCCGGTCGTCTTCGAGTACGAGGACAGACCGAGGTAGGGCTCGGAGGCGAGGGCGGCCTTGACGACCTGGATCGACACCAGCTTCGCGTTCGGGTCGTCCGGGGCGATGTCGGGTTTGCGGTCCCGGATCCACGACGCCGCCGCGTCGAGCAACAGCTGCGCATCGACCTTCTGCGCCTCGGTCAGCGCCCGGCCCCCGAGGGTGATGTCCTCGGGTTCCGCGAAGGCCGCCACCGGGTCACTCCGCCAGCGCGGCGAGCAGCTGCGGCTTGGTCATCGACCGGGCCTCGGACTCGTCCATGCCGCGAGAGACCGCGTAGGCGATCCAGTCGTCCTTGTCCGCGGCCTGCCTCGGCCGCGGCACCGCCGCCGGCACCGGCGCGGGCTGGCTCGTCCCGCCGGGTTCGCCGGCGCCCGCCGCGACGGTGTCGACCTGGTCGTCGTCGTCGACCGGCGGTGCGGCGGCCGGGCGGACCTGCTCGGCGTCGACGATCGCCCCGGCCCGCAGCAGCCGGGCGACCTCGACCTCGTCCAGGCCGGCGACCGAATCGCCCCGCCGATGCCGGACGAGCTTGGTGACGCGGCCCTTTTCGTCCCGGGCGAGAACCTGATCGAACCGCGTCGCTGTCAGGATGTACTCGGTCACGGCGTCTCCAATCCGGTCAGCCACAGCGCGGCCTTGGGCTGGTCGAGGCCCATCGCCCGCTTGTGCGAGGCGTCCGAACGCCACGTCTCGGTCGGGCCGCCGTTGGGGCCGTTGCCCTCCGGGTACAGGCCGGTGAACTGCAACGGCCGGGTGTCGCTGTAGAAGCCGACCACTCCGCGCTGCAGCACCAACGCCCGATCCCGCGGGAAGGTGCGGGACTGGATGACGTTCAGGCCGAAGATCGTCGCCGGCAGCGCCCCGGTGTAGGCGATGTTCTGCTCGGCGAGATTGCCCTGGTACACCTTCAGGACGTTGTCGTTGTCGAGCAGCGTCGCGAGCAGACCCGGGTGGAGCACGATCGCGTCCGGCTCGAACCCGAAGTACTCGTCGCCGGTGCCGCCCTGCGCCTCGGTCGGGGCGGCCGAGGTGATCTCCTCGATCGCCTTCGCCAGGTCGGTGCGCGGCTTGCCGGCTGGATCGTCCCACGGCGTCGACACCGGCATCGTCGGCACCACCGGCGACTGCAGCAGCGCCTTCGCCGACCGGTCGTTGGCGCGGATGAACGTGTTGCGCAGCCCGGTGAGCTGCTTGTTCACCGCGTCGATCCGGTTCTCGTCGATCATCTCCTTCGACACCCGCACACCGAGCGCCCGCTTGACCGCGAACGCGGTGCGGGGCAGCCCCAGCTTGCCGTGGCTGACCGGGATCTCCCCGAACTCGGCGACGTCGGCGACGTCGTCCTCGAGGAACATCGGATCACCCTCGCGGTAGGCCACCACCCCCGACGGGTTGGGGCCGGCGTCGCGCAGCAGGGCCTCGCTGATGAACTGATTGCGCATCAGCTCCATCAGCTTGGTGGGGATGAACAGCGGGTTGGCGACCAGTTCGGCCACGGTGATCCGCGGTCCGTCCGAGACGCTCACCACATCAACAGTCATGACGGTTTCTCCTCGAGTCGTTGTGAGCGGTCAGGCGATCCGCATCAGGCCGACACCGTTCGCGGCCACGCCGGCCGGTTCGGTGCAGATCCCGACGATGGTGCGGGCATCGGGGGTGGCGGCGGCCGGGCCGACCTTGCCGGCCGCGGTGGCGACGAGCTTGTCGCCGAACGTCGCTGCCGCCGAGTAGGTCACCTTCACCTCGGTGCCCGAGTAGGCGACCGCCACCCGGGTCGGCAGCTGCGTGGCGGTGAGCACCGGCCGCCCGTCCGGGCCGGTGGTCGGTTCGGTGACCTCCGCCTCCGGATTCTGTGCGTCGGTCAGCGCGACACCGAGCACCTTGGTGCTGCCCGCGGCGGCGACGCCGATCCGGCCGGCGGCGCGGGCTTCGACGAGCTGGCCGCCGGTGATGCGTTCGGCCGGGATGAAGGTCTTCGGTCCGGTCTTGGTGACCTCGAGGACGGCGCTCATGTCACAGGCTCCAGTTCTTGTAGGTCGCGTCGTCGGCGACGTTCGACGGCTGAGCGGGATCGACGCCGCTGTAGCCGATCTCGTTGATCGGCGCGGCGAGCTCGTCGGGCAGGGCGTTGAGGGTGTCCTTCGCCGCCGGGTCCGCCGCGAGCAGATTCAGCCAGTGCTCCCGGTTGGCCGGCGGGATCTTCCCCTTCGCGACCGCCTCGTCGACGACGCGTTCGCGGTCCTGGCGTTCGATGCGGTCGAGCGCGGCACGGCCTGCCGCGGCGTCGGCCTGCCACTGCTCGAGCTTGGCGCTGTCGACGACCGTGAGCCCGAACTTCGCGGCGGCCTGGGTGACCGCCTCCGTGGTGACCGGCGCCGCCTCGGTGCCGGCGGCCGGGTCGGCGCGTTCTTCGAGGGCTTCGTTCACCGCCGCCAACACCTGCTCGTCGGTGGCGTCCTCAGCGATGCCGAGGCTCTTGGCGATCTCTTCCTTCAGGGTGGGCACAACGCCCTCCTTTCCTGTAGCGGCCTCCGCCTCGGCAGAGGAATCCTTGGGGCCGGGCCGCGCGGTGGCGCGGCGCCCGGCGTGGTTGAACACCGACAGGTCGAACCGGTTCTGCACCGTCTGCGCCTGCTCAGATTCGGCGTCGAGCACCACGTCGGCCAACCCGGCCGCGGCCGCCTCGTCCGCCGAATACCAGGTCTCGGCGGCCATCGCTTCGAGCCACTGCTCGACGGTGCCTCCCGCCTTGTCGGCGTACACCGAGGCGATGTTGCGGTCCTCGTGCTCGAGATACCCGGACATCTTCGTCATGTCGTCGGCGTTGCCCATGCACATCCCCCACGCCTTGTGCACGAACAGCTCGGCGTTGCGCATCATGTGCAGCTCGTCGACGCCGGCGGCGATGAACGACGCCGACGACGCGGCCACCCCCTCGACGACCGCGACCACCTTCGCCGGGTGCGCGCGCAACGCGTTGAGGATCGCCAGGGCCTCCCACACCTCCCCGCCCGGGGAGTTGATCAGCAACCGGATCTCGCGGGTGTCGTCCGGGAGCTCGTCGAGCACCCCGACGAACTCCTTCGCCGAGAGCCCCCACCACTCACCCCAGGAGTCGAGCGGATCGTAGAGCCGCAGCGTGACCACACCCCCGGCTGAGGTCTTCGGGTCGGGCCGCTCGGCCCGCACCGGCGTGCGCTGGAACGCCGACGGGCTCCGTAGGAACGGGTTCACTGATCCTCCTGCGGGTTCGGGGTGCCGGGCGTCCACGGCTGCTCGGGGGGCGGGGTGTCCTTCGCCGGCAGCCCGTACTGCTGGCGGGTGAACTCCTCGAGCGACCGGTCCAGGCGGATCAGGCCGGCGTCGATGAGCAGCTTGAGCGCCGACGCCGTCAGATCCTGCCGGGCGCCGATGTCGTCGAACTCGATCCGCGGCGCCGGCTCGTCCACACCGAAGTTCAGATCCACCAGATCCTCGACGATGTGCGCATTGGCGATGTCGCGCACCGATTCGGTCTGCGACTGCACCGACTGCACGAACGTGTTCTCCTGCACCGACGCGAGCGCGTAGCTGCCACCGCCGTCGAGGTTGAGGTAGTGCGCGAGGCCGGCGAGCGCCATCTGCTTGTCGTGATACGCGATGGCCTGCTGCAGATCCGGCAGATTCCCGGACACGCCGAGCAGTTTCGCGTCGGCCCCCTTCGGCAGCCCCACGCCGGACGATTCACCACCGCGGTACTGCGACGCCATCTGCCGGTACTTCTCGATCTGCTCCGGATCGGCGCTTTCCTCCTCGCTCGCCCAGAACACCGGCACGCCGATGCCGTTGCGGCGAGCCGCCGCCGCCTGGATCCGCATCAGCTCGTCCTTGAGAATCCAGTGCTTGTACGCCGGGCGCAGCATCGACTGCCCGATCCACTGGTACGGGCCCGGCTCCGGCTTGCGGACATACGCCACCAGCCGCGACACCGGGATCTTCTGCGGCCGCAGCAGCCACTCCACCGGCGCCCCCGCCGGCGCGTGCTGCTCGATCGACTCCAGACCACCGTCGAGCGCGACATGGATCGCCCGGATCGTCGCCGCCGGGCGCGGCGCGAGTTTGCGCAGCCAGATCCGGCCGTCCTCCCCCGGCCGGTACACCTGCTCGAAGAAGCTGTGGCCGTGCTTATTCTGCAGCAACGCCTGCTCGAGGTGCAGCCGCCACGAGAACCGGCCGCGGCTGCGGATCCGCTGACCCTGCCGCGGCTCGTCGGCGCCCTTGATCGGCAACCCGAGATTGTCCGCGACGAACTCGGTCACCTCGTCGCGGGCACCGGCACCGTCGATCCGCCAGCCCGTCCCCAACGCCGGCAGCGAGATCGCGTCGAGCACCGACGAGATCCGGGTGTCCTCCCGCGTCATCCGATCGAACACCGCGATCGACCGCGGCCACCGCAGATCCGGGACCTTCTCCCCCGACATCCACTGCTGCCACTCCGTCACCCCGGAGCCGTTGACATACCCCGCCTCCCGGAAGGAGCTGGGTGTGCCAGTCGTCTCGGCCACGACGCCACCTCCTTCCTAGAATCCGACCGTCAACACATCGACCTCGCCACCGAACCCACCCGCGAGCGCCGGCACCGCCGCGTCCTCCGACACGGTCGGTTTGAACGCCGGGCCCGCCGGCTTCGGTTTGGGCACGTCGTAGACCTTGAGCGCCCAATGGGCGAGCGTCGCCGCCACCAGCGGCGAGATGGTCATGTTGCCCTTGCGATTCCACGCCCAACCACCACCGGACAGGTCCCGCTTCGTCGCCCCCTCGAGCGCCGACGCCAGCAACGGATCCCCGGTATGCGAGAGGTTCGCGTTCACCGCGTCGTCGTAGAACCCGCCGCACGCCTGCACCATCTGCGCCGCCGTGGTGACCTCCGGCTCGATGCCGGCCGCCACCAGATCCGGATGCAGCGAGTACGCAGGCGAAGCCTTGTCGATCACCAGCGCGCACGGATCCCACCGGTCGATCAGCGACAGCAGGATCTGAACCAATCCGGGCCCAGGCGCCGCGTGGTAGCCGACCTCGAGGTGCACCCGCCCGGCGTCGGTGCGGGCCGCGGCGGCGATCGAGACCCACTTGCGGTCCGGGGACATGTCGATCGCCAGGGCGATCCTCTTGCCGAACTTCGCCTCCGCGACCCTCATGTCTCTCCACACGTCCGGATCGATCACGAACTCGCGGGTCTCGTCCTGATCCCAGAACTCGTCCCACACCCCGAGACCCTCACGCCGCCACGCATCATCGTTCGGCAGGTTCTCCCGCAGACGCAGCATCGCCTCGTGATTGGTGCGCGTCGGGTACGAGGCGTTGGCGATCTTCCACTGCTCGGGGTCATCCAGCTCTCCGTCGCGATCGGCGGAGCACTCGATGTACGCACCGTTGCGCAGCTGCCCGGACAGGGCCTTGCGGCGCTTGTTCGAGAACGCCTCGCCCGGATCGATCCCGGGACGCGGCGGGGTACCCATGTAGAACAGCAACGCACCGGCCGGATGCTGCGACTGGTTCGTCGCCGCCAGCATGTCCTCGAGCGCACGCTCGGTGAGGATCTGCGCCTCGTCGAACACCTCGACATCGACCTGGTCGAAGCCACGGCCGAAGCCCATCGACCGGGCACCGAACATGATGATCGACCCATTGCTGAACGCGATCTGCTGCTCACCATTGGCGGTGCGCACTCCGTGCTGCGGCACGTACGCCGCGATCCCCGGCCGTTTGACCAGCGACTGCAGCGTCTGGAACGTCCGCGTCGACGTGCGCAGATGGTGCGCGGTCCACACCACCGTCAACCCCGGGAACTCCAGGCACAGTGCGATGACGAGCGATCCGACGAAGAACGTCTTGCCGACCTGCCGCGGGATGCTCAGTGTGATCCCGCCGACCGTCGCCGCGTACATGCCGTCGGCTGTCTTGCCGAGCGCGATCTGCCCGACACCCTGCTGCCACGGGTCGTGCTCGACCCGCATCGCCCGCAGCCACTTGCGGATCCCGCCGTAGCCGGTCGAGACGATCCCTTCCGGGATCACCACATGGCGGGCAGCCTCAGAGAGCTTCGGGGTCGAAGGCCTCGTCGGTCGACGACTCGTCGTTGTCGCCATCCGAACCTGCCTTCGCCTTCTCCCGCTCGTCGATCTCCTCGATCGCGTCCATGAAGTCCGCGAGCCGCTTCGTCAACGCCGCGAGATCCCGCGCTGGCGTCGACTCGTCGTCGATCGCCCGCGCACATCGATCCCGCATCGCCACCAACGTCGCCCGCTTGTCGCCGGCCGCCGCAGCCTGCTGGACCGCCCCGCCGGCGTCCCGCTCACCCCCTCCCACCTGCGCCTACACCGCCTTGGGAAAAAACGGAGAGAGAGACGAGGACTGGCGACGGTGGGCAGTCCCGGGCCGGGGTGGTCCAATTTTCTGAGCGTCGGCAACGACCGGATCGCCGGGAAGCCGGTCAGCCTTGGCGACGTTGCACGCCCGGTGCGCCGGCTGCACGTTCGCGTAGGTATGCGCACCGCCACGCGAGATCGGAACGATGTGATCCAAGGTCAAGCTCTTCGGATCGGCCGGGTCGAGCGTCGGATCGATCTCCTCCCCGCAGATCCCGCACGTCCAATTGTGCTTCTCGTACACCTCGCTGCGCTTGACGTTCTCGAACGGAACACCGGCTGCGCGCGCCCGGCCGATGTCCTTCTTCATCTGGGTCCTCGCTCGCGTCCGCGCTGCGACACGCCGGATCTCCGCCGCCTCGCACCGCGGACATCTCACGTGTGATCGGTCCGTACTCACGAACACCACGGCACAGTCGGAGCACCTGCCCTCGTGCTGCTGCGGTTCGTAGTTCTCAGGCCGGCACTGCGGGCAGTAGTGCTTGAACTTGATCTCGGACATGTCCGCATTACATCCTCGACACCGCTTGACGGTAGTGCGGTTGACCAGCTCGCGTTGATGGGTGAGCCGGCACTCGATGGTGCAGTAACGCTGATCTGTTTTGAACGTCTCGAAGCTGCGACTACAGCCCGTGCACTGGACGGTCGTCGGTTCGGCCGGCTCGACCGGTTGCCCGTACACACCGCGCCCGGTCAGCACGGCGATCCGCTTACCGGTGGCGACTCTCCGAGCGCACGGCTCGCAGCGATCGGTCACCCTGATCGAACTGCGCGATTTCGTGAATCCCACCCCACAATCCACGCATACACCGTGGATCTTCTCCCTGCACTCCGCGCACTTCCTGTGTGCGGCGTTGCGTGGGGCGAACTCCGTCCCACATCCACACGTTCGGTTCGGTAGCCGCAACGCCTTCTGGCGGGTACGCCGTTGCGCTCGGGCCCGCGTGGGCTGGGCTTCTTGCTGAGCCTCGGCTGCAGCTTCGCGGCGAACTCGGCGGCACGGCCGGCACACCGCCTTGCCCTGGGGCAGCGATCCTGCCGCGCGAGCCATCCGCTTCCCGCAATCAGCACAGGTCAAGTCGATACCAGGCATATGTTCGCACTCCAGGATTTTCGCGGATGCCCCGCACCTGGAGGAGCGGGGCATCCTTGCCTCGGGGATCAGCCGAGGCCGCTTCTTGGTGAGGTGGTTCACCAGTCGAGAAGGGTCCACCGGGACCTATCATGCTCGGTCCCTTCCTCTTCGAATGCTTCTCCCGTAGCATCTGGTCTCAGATGATCCCGACTGCCGTCGCCCCTCTGTCTATTACAGACGCTGTGGAGAAGTCGATCTGCCTTCGTACCGCCGTGAGCGCGACTGAGTGAGTGGTCGGCCTCGAGCGGTTGCCCATCCGGATTCCGGTCCGCGTTCCGGAACATCGGCTCGCCGCACCAATAGCACGGCGCACCGTCGACATGGCGACCGAGAAGGATCTCCCGCTGCCGACGGTGAGGCGCACCGAGCCCGCGCTGCGCCGCAGACTTCTGATTCCTGCGCGCGTTCGCGGTGGGCATCAGTCCTCGTTCACGGCCGCGCCGCTCGTCGGGCGCCGAGGTTGCGCAGCCACACCAGGATCCGCCCGGCCAGGGTGAGCTTCATCGCGCGAACACGATCCGCAGCACGTCGATGGTCGCCTGTGCCAGGTCGAGCAGGGCATGGATCAGGTTCATCGGAACCTCCCGAGATGCGGGGCGAACGCCCCCGGAAACGGAAACTCCCACACCCGCATCTGGGCATGGGAGATCGCTTGCGGACATCATGCCTGTGGATAACTTCGAGTGCAAGTCCATGACCAGGGCCTGGCGTGTCATTGGGGTAAGTCCCGGGGAGTGGTGGGAATCGGCTGAGGGCATCGGTCCAGGTCCGCGGCGTGTCGTTCCCGCTCTGCGGGTGGGCCATCGCGTAGTGATCAACGAGTTACCTCTCACAGTGACTCACA